GGCGTCGTCCGTGGACATGCCGGACAGCGCCTTCCCCGTCGTCTCAAGGGCGTCCTTCGTGCGCTGCAGGTCAGAACGAGTGTCCGCCCCGAAAGCGCCGGCGATGCCGTCCGCGAACGAAGCCAAGTGCTGCTGCACGGACGACCACACGGACGGGCGGCTGATGTCCGCCAGAGCCTGCGAATACTCCTGCAGGGAATACTTGCCCCGGTCGAAATCCAGGTTGTTCAGGACGGACCCGCCATGGGAAAGCGCCGAGGACATCTCGTCCACGGACACGCCCGTACGACGCACCTCGTCGCCGTAATGCTTAACACCTTCGATCAGGGCGGCGGTGATCATCATCCGCCCCGCCCGCCCGAAACCAGTCATGCCGGTGGCGACCTCGCCGAGTTTCCCCTTCAGGCCGGCGGCCGTCCAGTTCAGTGTGTTCATGGCGTCCTTGATCTCGACGATCTTCGGCGCCATCACCATGAGACCGCCGACCGCGGTCAGGGCCGCGCCGCCGAACGCGGCGAAGTTCATGATCATGGACTGAGTGCCACTGCCGAGCTCCCCGAGCTTGTCAACCAGGGACGTGATGTGCTGCACGACAGAACGCACGGGAGCCTGGGAAGACGACCCGATCTTGATCATGGCGGTCTCCCAAGACCCGCCGAGCTTCTCAATGTCGCCCTTCAAGTTGTCCTGCTTCAGACGCGCAGTCTCGGCGGCATACCCGGCGTCGTTGACCTTATCGATCCAGCCCTGGATACCTTCGCCGCCCTCGTTGTACAGGACGTTCGCAGCACGGATGGCGTCCGACCCGAAGATCGTGCTCATCGCCGTGTTGCGCTCCTCCTCGCCGAGGTCCTTCATCCCGTTGCGCAGCTGCTCGGCGACGGCGGTGATCCCAACGAAATGCCCTTGAGCGTCGTAGATGTGAATGCCCAAGTCGTCCATAGCGTTCTTGGCGCCCTTGGAGGGGTTCTCCAGGCGCTGGAGCATCGTCTTGAACGACGTGCCCGCGTCCTGACCGATCAGACCGGCGGACGCGAAAGCAGCAATCGAACCTGTCGTTTCCTCGATGCTCAAGCCGGCCTGAGAGGCCACAAGGCCGGACTGCTTCAAGGCGTACGCCATATCGTGGACGCCGCCCTGAGCTTTGCCGGCACCAGCGGCCAGCAGGTCGGCGACGTGCGTCACCTTATCGCCGGACAGGTTGAACTGAACCATTGCGGTCGCCGCGGTCTCGGCCGCCTCGGACACGCTGATCTCACCCGCGGCAGCCAAGTCGAGAGCACCACTAAGGCCCCCCGCGAGAATATCTTTCGTGGATACGCCGGCCTTAGCCAGCTCCTCGATACCGGAGGCCGCCTCTGTCGCGGAGAACGCAGTATCGGCGCCGGCCTGGATCGCAGCCTCACGCAGCTGGGACATCTCATCCGCAGACGAGTGGGTGGCGGCCTGCACGGACGACATGGACGCATCGAAGTCGGCGGACATCTTCCCGGCCATGCCCGCGAACCCGAGCAGGCCCGCCCCGACGCCCGCGACCGCCGTACCCACCGTAGTCCAAGCCGCCCCGTTCTGGCGTGCGGAGTCAGCGAGACCAGCGAGTCCGGACTTGCCCCGCTCGCCGGCGTTGCCCATCTGGTCGCCGGCGCCCTGCGCGGCCTGGCCGGCCTGCGACATCGCGTCCGCGGCGCCCTTGGTCGCGGACGACGCCTCCTGCATGCCGGCCTTCACTCCGGACGCGTCGGCGGTCAGCTTGACAACTACGGTTCTATCGGCCACAAGACCCTCCTCACTCCTGTTCGGATTCTACCTTGGCGTCCGCAACGTACAGGAGCGACCCTTCTTTCGGCGGGGAAATCAGGTCGCCGTGCCTGTTCCGCTCGGAGTGGTCTTTCTCCCACCGCTCACGCGCGGCTTTCGCATAGCAGACCACTTCCCGGGCTTCGAACCAGCCGTCCATGAATTCGTCCCAGGCCACATCACGCGGGTAGCCACACCCGCACGGGCACAGCGACGACTCGTACAGGGAGTAGGCATTCGCCAGGTCGTAGTCCTGGGCCACCCACTCGCCGGATCGACGCAGAATCCCTGTCGGCGGCCGCCCCCAGCCCATGGCGGCTTTCACCATGGACCGCAGCCAGGCCCCGGTCGGGGCGGTCAGGACCTGGACGAGAAAGGGGCGGTGATAGTCGGGCTCTCCGTGTCGACGGCGCGAATGCAGCGGGACAGCTTCTCGACCTGCTGCGGTGACGCCTGGTACAGGCCGGCAATGTCCTCGCCGGTCACGCCGGTCGGCTCCACGATGTGCGCGGCGATGAACGCGCACTCCATCTCGTGGGTGACAGGGTCGTCCTTCGTGCGATGGCCGAGTGACTCCATGAGTTCCTTCTGCGCGTACACGGACATCGTCTGCACAACGAACTCCACCGCCGAGTTCTTCAGGTCGGCGAGCGTCGCGTTGGCCTTGTCGAGAAGCTCCTTCTTGCGCTCGTCGGACAGGCCGGGCAGGCGGGCCTCCTCGTCCAGGCGGTCGATCACAGCGAGCAGGTCGGTGCGCCCGTACAGCATGCATGACTTCCTGGTCGGCTGGAATCCCGCCATCCACGCCGCGAAATCAAACTTCTCCGGCGTGTCCGCACCGTCGGTACGGTCCTCGAAGTTGTCAGCGTCAACATCAACACGGTCGCTCATCAGCGTCCCCTGTCTGCGGTCCCAAGCGGTCTACGTGCGGTGCTGCCCCCGCCGCCAGAGACCGCACATGGCAGCGGGGGCAACAGGCCCAGTGTACAGGGCGACGCGCGTCAGGCGCCGACCGTGTAGGACTTCCCAGCGGACGCGCCGACCGCGTTCGTGACAATGAAGTTGCCGGTCTGAACGCCGACGGGCAGCACCGCGCTGATAGCGGTCTGGGACAGCACACGGTAGGAGGCGACCGGGGCGGTCTTTCCGGCCACCGTGCAGGTGACGCCGGTGACGCCGATGAAGTTCGTGCCGGTGATCAGGACGGTGTCGCCGGCCTTCTTCCCGGACGGGTCGATCGACGTGATCGTGGGGACGGCCTGAACCTTGCCGCCGCCGACGGTGATCTCGTTCTCCAGGGCGTCAGAAATGAACAGGGACACGGTGCGCTTCGTGTACGTGGTCCTGTCGTCAGGCTTCTGCGGCTGGCCGGGGGCGACGTGGTACCAGTCAACGTCATCGCCGTTCGTGAACGGCTCCTCGGGCTTCTTGCCCTCGCGCTCGTACAGCTCGAACTCACGGCCGGTCTGCTTCAGCAGCTCCCAGACGGCGTTGTCGCCGCCCTGGACCTTCTGGCCGTTGTCGTCGAAGAACCAGTACACGCTGACCTGGCCCTCGTACTCGGCCGGTCCGGGGACGGTGCCCTTGCCGGCAGCGCCGAGGACAGGCTCCTCGACGGACGTGGAGCCCTTCGAGCCGAGCTTGTAGTCGGACTTCATGACAGACATCTCGAAGTGGATGCCCTTGTTCAGCTCGTCCGCGGTCGGCGCTTTCCTGTTCGCGACCGGGGCGGAGTCGGTGCCCAGGGCGACGAGCGTGATGCGGCCGTCGCCGAGCGTCCGGATTGACGAAGCCATATCGGCTTTCTCCTCTCTCCGACGCCGCGTCAGCGCCGGACAACGTACGTTTCCAGGTCAGTTTAACTCAGGCGTATCTTTTGAACGCCGTAACCTGCCACATGTCCACCGAGTAGAACAGGTGCCCGTAGGCGGGGATATCCGTCTGGTCGTCGCGGAGCAGTCCGGACGAGTACGACAGGCGCAGCGGCTCCACGTGGCAGCCGCCGACTTTCAGCTCGTACCCGTCTAGTGCCCCGCGGACGTCGTCCGTCACCGTCAGGAGACGGTCCGCGGTGGAAGCGACCACGGTGAGCGGCTGCAAGAAGCTGATCTCATCGGCGGCGTTACCGAGCGTGCCCGCTTTGCCGGCGCCCGCGGCAGGAAGCTTCACGAGCACGTACGGGACATTCGGCCTGGCTTTCGTGACCTCGCCGAGGTACACGTCGTACCTGCACCGGTCCCGGCATGCTTTCTCCATGGCCTTCACGAACGGGCCGATCTTGATCATGACAGCTTGTCCAGTATCTCGTCGAGGGTGGAAGCGATCTCGTCGGTGACTTTGTCGTCCATGTAGTCGGCTGGGTGCGGCATGCCGCCGCCGCCCTTAGGAGTACCCCAAATCGCGATGTTGGCCAGCGCGCCTTTCGGCTTCGACGGGCCGAACTCGGCCTGCACGACAGCGCCGGACGGCTTCGTGTCGTAGGAGAACGTGTCGCCCACCTTGGCGATTCCCTTATTGGGGAACGCCCGGTAGTCCTGCCGCGCCCGTTCTTTCGCCGAGTCCAAGGCGTTGCGCACGCCGACCTGCACCGCCGACCCGGCCTCCTGGGCGGAAGCGAAGTCGGCGGCAAGAGCGCGCAGCTGCGTCACGTCGGCAGGCATCAGTCGGTCTCCGCATCAACGAGCATTCTCGTGGCGGTCCGGTGCGTCTGGTTGATCAGGCCGCGAATCCGGAACGGGTACGCGTACCCGGTCACGGTGGCGACGTCGCCGATGCGCGGCTCATACGATGCGCCGCGGGGAATGTGCAGCTCAGTCTGCTGCAGCTCGTACGTGTGCCCGCCGGTGGTCGGTGCGGTGCCGTACGACGTCTGCTGCCGGAGCCGGCACTTGCCTTCATACACGCGGCTCGTTGTCGGCTCGTCGTGGCCGGCCTGCGGGTTCCAGTTCATGGACCTTTCGGGCCGGTCGATCACGCACGAGTCGACCATCAGCCACTCGGCCCGCCGTCTGCGGGCGTGCGGGTGGCTCACGGCTTGCTCCTGATCGCGTCGATCCACCCGGAGTCGCCGTACCGGTTCGTCGCGGGCGGCCACACTTCACGGTACGTGCCCATCACGCCCATGCCGCGTGCGGGAGCGTCCTCAATGTACAGGAGCAGTGATTTCTTCTCGGTAGGGGTCAGGTACAGGCCGTCCTCGGGGACGGGTTTCCCGCCGCCCATCCAGTCGTCGAGTCGTTCGTAGCTCCACGATTCAGGGTTGACGTAGGCTCGCGCCGCGCAGGACAGGATGATTTCCTGCACGCCGCCAGGGACGTCAGCCGGAGTCCATGGGCGCGCGACGCGCCCGCAGGTTTCAAGGACAAGGGAGGTGGCGCGCCGCAGCACCCACTTGGCGCGGCGGACGTCACCGTCCTCGGTGATGCTCTCTCCGAGCCAGTCCCCGAGGTCAGTGACGTCCGCCAGCGCTGTGGTGGGCATTGCGATCAGGCGAGTCCGAAAGCGGTAGCCCGCTGGGCGTCCATGACCGCAGCGCCGAAGAACGCGTCGACAACCGCGCGGTCCTCGGCCTGGTCCGGGTCGTAGTCGCAGATCAGGCGCAGGGCGAAACCGTCCTCGGCGTGGTTCGCACCGTAGGAGGCGCCGAGCGGCACAGTCGCAGCACGCAGAGCCATCGTGAACGCGTCACGCTGGTAGGCGATGCCGAACTTCTCCGGGAGGCGCGGATCCTCGATGATGGTGAAGCCCTTCAGGCGGCTGATGATGGCCTCGTGGAGGCTGCCACCGTCGTCGGCCTGGTAGGCGGCGGACGCCAGGTCGCGGTTCTTCTGGATGACCTCGGCGACACCGGGGCCGACAGCGACCGTCCGGTCCGAGGTGGGGACCTCGCGGCTGTTGAGGACGCGGGCGAGACGGGCCACGACCTCGAGAACGTTCGAGGAGTCGCTCTTCAGCTTCAGGGCCTTGGCGTCGGTGTAATCAACGGCGGCGGCGGAAGCGTCAGCGGCCTGCGAGGCCTTGATCGTGGTCATGAGCCCGGCGAGCTTCTTGGGGAGCTCGTCAACGACGGCCTCGGCGGTCGGCTTGGCGACCTCATCCTCGAAGGACTGCAGGGTCCACGTGTACCAGTCGGAGGGCAGGCGGACCGCGGAGTAGATCTGGTCGGCGAGCTCGACGGGCACGTACTGGCGGGTCAGGTCGGTGTAGCCGATGGCGTTGCGGGCGGCGCGCTGAGCCTTGGTGCGGGTCGCAGCGGTCGCCTTGACGGGCATGGGCACATTGACGGTGCTGCCGTAGCCGGCTTCGTAACCGACCTCGGCGTCACGGTTGATGGTGCGGGGCAGAGCGGACAGGTAACGGAGAGCGGCGACGGAGCTCTTGGTGACCTTCATCGCCGGGGTTGCAAAGTTAGCCATGGGGCTTCCTTCCTATCAGCGGCGACCGAAGATCCGGTTGCCAATGGTGGTGATGTTGTCGTCATCGTCATCGTCTCCGACCGGGGCGAACGGGGACGCCTGCGGCTGGGGGGCGATGATCGCGGCGAGCTTCTGGGCATCCTCGGGAGTGTCGAGGGTGACGTAGTCGGCGAGCTCGGGGGCGAGGCCGGCGGCTTTAAGGGACTCCTGGGTGGCGAGCTTCGCCTTCAGGTTGTCCAGTTCGGCGCGGGCGGCCTCGGCGAGAGCCTTGTAGTCGACAGCCGGCGGCTGGTCGGCGGCGGCGTCCGCGGCGGGGACCTGGGGGGCGGGCTCCGCGCCACCCGTGTCAGCGGGCGCGGCCTCAGGCTTGTCAGCGGGCTTCGATGAAGCGTCCCCATTGTCGGCGGACTGTTCGGGCCGGGGCTCGTCAGCGTCGGCGGCAGGCTCCGCGGGGGCGGACTGCTCGGGCTCGCTGGCGGGCTCTTCGACGCCCGTCACCGACTTCGGGTCGGCCTTGGCGTCGCTGTCGGTGGATGCCGCGGACGCGGACGCGTCCGGGCGGGGCTTCGAATCAGCCATTAGCTCCTCCTTTTGGTGCGCTGCGTGCAGTATATATCAACGGGCCTTCCACCCGTCGGAGAACAACTCAGGGGCGACGCGCCGCATTTCCATGGTGATGTTGTGCCGGCCCGGCCGGCCGGACAGGGCCTCGCCGGACGCATGGATGTTCGCGGCGGCTTCCTGGTAGGCGGCGTTGATGCGCAGCTCGCGTGACGTCGCAGACCGTTTCAGCCATTCGTTGGGGGTTTCCTTGCAGATTTCCCAGGTGCAGTCGCAGCAGCGGTGCGCGCGGAACGTGACGGTGTCTTCGGTGTAGACGGGGCCGCGGGCCGCGAGCATGGAGCAGAACGCGCATGTTTTGCCGACGATGACGCGCCTGCACTTCAGCCGGGTGCGCCTGGCGGATTGGATGACGTAGTCGCGGGACGCGGACTCGACGCGGGTGCGGCCCCATTGGGCGGCCCAGTCCCGCATTTCAGCGACGGCCTGCTCTCCGCTGATGCCGCGGCGGATGAGGGTTTTCGCGCGGACGGGGCCGGAGTAGAACGCGGTGCGGACGGCGTCCTGCCTGGCGATAGGGCGGACCGCGGGGAGGGACGGCAGGTCGATATCTTCGGCGCGGGCGTACCGGGTGAGGTACTGGGCCGTGAGAGCGCGGCCTTGGCGGGTGCCGGCTTGGATGGCGTCGGCGGCTTCCTTCACCGCGTACTGGTGGGCGCCGCCGATGTCGTCAGGGTCGATGTCGTCCATGGCGTCGGCTACTGCCAGTCCGGTGGCGGCGGCCATCGCGGAGATGTGCCGCTGGTATCCGGCGGTGAGGGCCGCCCCGACGGTGGTGAGGGCCACCGGTCAGGACTCCTCGGCGGGCGGGGTGCCTTCACCGTCGGCGGTGAGGGCGCGGGCGTACGCTTCCAGCTCGGACGGGTGCGCGTCCGCGTACTCCTGCCATTCCTGCGCTTCGGCGGGCGACACGCCGGGGATCCGCTGCCACAGCAGCTGGGCGGGAACTCCGAGCGACTGGGACAGCTTGCCGAGCGCGTCCGCGGCCTGCGACAGCGATCGGGCTTCCGTGTCGCGCCAGTCGACGCGGAGCGTGTAGTCGTTCGCGTCGGAGATGCGGCGTTCGATCTGAGCGGAAGCGCGGAGCGCGTTCAGGAGCGGTCGGCCGAGCGCGCGTTGGATCGAGGTGATGTGCGCCCGTTCAGCCGACTTCGCTTCAGCGAGAGCGTCTGCGGACAAGTTGACGAGCTGCGACCCTGACAGGGACCAGGATGGGACGGACGCGAGCGCGGCAAGGGTTCCGAGGTCGGCGCGCTCCGCATCGAGGACGGACTGCATGCTGGTCTCGGGCAGCGACCCGAACTGGACGCCGTCTCCGCCGGTCAGGATCGACGAGTTCGACAGGTGCGCCTTCATCCGCTCGGCGTCCTCGATGCTGCCGGGGTCGTCCAAGCCGGTGACAGTCTTCACTCGCCATGAGTTGGAGTGCTGGATGAGGAGCCGGTCGTGGACTGTTTTGATGTACCGGCGGGCGGGGATCCGCAGCCGGTCCACGAGGGACTCCGCGTCGCCGTCGATGGACAGATAAGGAGCGAAACGGCAGACGGGGGCGTACCCGATGCCGTGGTGGACAACCTCGTAGGGGTCGCCCGACCGGTCGATGCGGATCAGGTCCTGGCTTGTGACGTACAGGGTCGGGCGGCCGCCTTTCGTGAGGAACACGGCGCGGGCGGGCCAGTCCGCGGTGGGGTCGTCGCCCCAGTCCACGCCGACGCGGGCGACCGAGGCGGCCTCGAGCTTCGCGGTCGGGCCGTTCGGCGCGACCAGCAGGAACGCCTCCCCGTCGGTCAGGGCGGCTTTCCAAAGGGCCGTCTGGCGTGTTGGCATGCCGGCGCGTTCCCATGGCGCCCACAGTGCGGCGAGGTCGCCCTGCTGGTCGGCGGTGCGGGTGACGCCGTCAGCGATGATCTGACGGCCGAGCGTGTCCACGAGAAGAGCGAGGGTCGGGCCGAGTGCGAGCGCGCGGAGGCGTCTCTGGTCGGCGCTTTTGCCGCCGCCGTCCACGGTCGCGAGCGGCGCGCCGAGGCCGGGCGTGGTCGACCCGGGGACGAGGTCCTCTTGGCGCTGCTGAGCTTCCCACCGCTTCTCGGCGGTGTCCTCGGCGAGCTTCTCCCAGGGGCGGTCACTCATGGGCGGTCACCATACCTTTCCGCGTCCTCTGCGGCGACTGTTTCTGTACTCTTCACGCATTATACGGGCACCGACCATGGCGACGGCCAGGTCGATTTTCTTCCTGGACTCGCGGTGGTTCTTCGCGATGGACGGCCCCCATTTGGAGGGGACGCGGCGGGCGTGGAGCACGTGGGCGCGGAGTCGGGCGTCGCCGTCGTGGAGGAGGCCGCCGGCTTCGATGTCCGCGTAGACGCGGTTGACGCCGCGGACGAACCGGGCCGTGTGGGACGGGTCGGACATGTCCCATCTGGTGGCGTGCTGCCTGGAGGCCGGCATGCGGAGTTTCCGCCGGTAGTCGCGGTGCCAGCCGTCGATGATGCCGTCCCAGAAAGCCACCATTGTTTCGTCGTCCTTGGCGTGGGACGGGTCGCACCATAGGGCGACGACGTTGTTGTGGTCGAGGATGTCGCGGACGCGTTGGTCGATCTCTTCGCGGGGAGCGACCCAACCGTGGGCGCGGGCATCGGGCGGCCGTTGCCACACCCCGAGGGGGAACACGGCGCCGTCGGAGATCCGGCAGCCCACGAAAGCGGTCGCGTCGTCCGACTTACCGCCATCGAAAAACAAAACAAGCTCGTCGTCGGGGTCGAGTGCGGGCAGGTCCTTGGCGCAGCATGCGTCCCACTCTTCCCTGGTGACCCACGCGTCCTCGGCGGCGGTGACCTGGTTGTACCACTTCCGCCTGGACTCGGACGGCGGGGTTTCAGGGTCGAGGACGTCCTGAACGATCCGGTCCGGTGACAGCCAGGTGGCGTCACCTCGAACGCCTTTCACGACTTCGGGGGCGTCCTCCGCGGTCAGCGGCGCCTGCGGAGGAGCTTCCAGAGTGTCGTACATAAGCCCGTAGGAGCGGATCTTCCCGGCCTGGGACTGCTCCCACGCCTCCCTGGTCGCGAGGCCCACGGATTCAACGCCGACGCGGGCGGCGTTGCAGATGTGCAGCACGCGCGCCTGCCGGTCCGGAGGTGATTTCGCGGCGTCGCCGCGCACGACCCCCATCATCGCGATGCCGGCATTGGAGGCCGTCCAGTTCTGGGTCTCGTTGCAGATCGTCAGGGTGGCGCGAGATCCTTCGGCAGCATCGGGGTTCGACGTGATCGCGGTGATGAAGCCCGGGGAGCCGTCCGTGGGACGCACGTACGTGGAGATGACGCGTATGCCGAGCTCGGACTGCGCCTGCGCGGGGGCGATCGCCCGGATCGCCCCCATCGTGTTCTCGGTCTGCTGCTGCGACACGGCGAGCAGGCGGATCCATGGCGTCTGTTCGCGTCGACCTCGGACGCCGTGGGGTGCGGACTGCGGGAGGGAGGGGCCGAGGAGGGCGTTCAGGGCGATCACACCGGCCAGCGGGTCTTTCCCCCAGCCTTTGCATCGCTGCAGGACGACTGTGGGCGCCAGGAACATGCCGTCATCGTCTATCGCGTAGTACCAGAGGATGAACCTGGCCTGTTCCGGCGTGAATGTCCATGCGCCGCCGCCCGGTCCGACCAGCGAGGAAGACGCCCACGCGAGCACGTCCCACCCGATGGTGCTGTCGGGCAGCAGCCACCGGCCGTTCTCGATGGTCCAGACCGGGCCGTGCGCGACCGGCGGCCACGCGCAGTCGGGCAAGGCGGCCGGAGCGGACAGACGCTCCTTGTACCAGGCTTTGATCGCCGGCCACTCGGCCTCATCCCATTCGCTGGCCGCGGCCGGCGTGCTGTTACGCCGACGTGCCATGCGTCAGCCCCCAGCGGCCGGCCGCCGCGGTCGCAGCGTGCTCCGACCGCGCCAGACGGGCCTCGTCGGTGTCATCCTGCAGCCGCAAAGCTTTCGCGAGGGACGCCATCACCGCCCGGTGCTGCCGGATCTCCGCGAGCAGGGGATTGGGGCGCATTTGACCGGTCGACCCGACCGTCAGCAGGTCCCCGCCGTCCAGCTCCTTCGCCATCCGGGAGATCAGCTCGGCTTCATGGCACATGTCGTCCAGGATCCGCGCCTCAACCGGCGACAGATCCCACTCCTCCAGCACTTCCTTGCGCAGGCGCCTAGCAGATGTCAGACGTGTCACGAGAAAACTCCTAACAGTTGCGGTCAGAGCACAAGGGTACCCCGCCAGCCGGCCGAACTGGCGGGGTACCCGTGAGGACCGGTCAGGCCTTGTGCTTCCCGGCGCCGGCGTCACGCAGGGTGACACCACCGGGAGTGACAATGCCCGCCCAGTCGAGGACCGAGATGCCGTTGATCTTCACGCTCTTCAGGATGTTGAAAGCCCCGAGAACAAGGCCGGCAACAGCCAGCAGCTGGGACACGGCGGCCTCGGCGGTCGCCGGGTAGGCGCCCACGAACCACGTGCCAGCAGCGATCAGAACAACAGCAGCCAGGGTCAGGGCGCGCCGCTTGCCCGCAGTCCAGTACGGCCTGTCCAGGGCCGCCTGAACGAAAGGCCACGCCACGGCGGCCACCGCGGTCAGAGTCGCGCTCTGCTCAGCAGTCAGGTTCATCTTTCTCCTCCGTTGTTTCTTGACGGCCTTCTAGCCGCCCGACCCAGTACGCGCCCAGGATCGCCGCTGCGGCGAACCAATGGGCTGCGCACGGGACGATATGGGGGTTCACTTCGCAGCGTCGGGCCGCTCGCCGTCGGCGGGCTTCACGGCGACGCGAATGTCGTTGACAGCGCCGTAGATCGCACCCGCGGACTTGACGCCCTCCTGGCCGGGGGTGAGCGCGTCGAGGACCTTGTCGACCGAGGCGTGGACCGCCCGGGCCTCCTCGTAGGTCGCCTTCGCGTACCAGTTCATGTCGCCGGCGAAGTGGTCGCCGGCCTGACCGGACCTGAACAGGTCCCTGATCTCCCTGAGAAGGTCAACACCTTCAGCCATTTCCCATGCCTCCTGTCCTGCGCCGTTGGGGCGCCCGTAGTTGTACCACGACCTGCACCGGTCACTGAACGGCTCACCGTACGCCTCGTAGGCGCCGTAAGCGCTGCCCGAATTGTAGCGGGACCCGACACGCCTCAGGTCTTCATACGAGTCGCCTTCCGCGTTGATGAGGTCCCTGATGATGCCGCAACCGACCTCGGCGGACTTCTCAGGGTCCCACCAGGCCCGGTCGGGGTCGTTGAAGAAGTAGCCGGGGTACGTGACCTGCAGCGGCCCGACGCCGTTGGACGTGGCCCCGGCACTGATCTGCGCGTAGAAGTCCCGGAACTTCTCCTCGGTGACTTCACCGCCGCCGCAGTAGGCGCCGCCCGCGTCGTGGCCGAAGATGTTCGCCCCGTACTCGCCGGTCTCCATCCACAGGGCCGCGAGCGCCGCCCACCAGGGGCAGCCGACGTTGTCCGCGGCGCGGAGGACGGCCTGCTGCACGTACGACAGCTCGTACCCGTCGTGGCCGGCGCGGGACTGCTCCTGCGCCGGTGGAACAGGCGCCGCGGTGCCGCCGAGGTAGCGGAGGCAGTGCGTCCACCGGGCCGTCCGCGTGTACAGGTGGCCCTCGTAGGACACGCACCGGCACTCGGAGCCGGTCTGGTCGCCGATGTACCCGTCGATGGAGCCGTCTTCCGCGATCCACGCTTCGGACAGGCCGTTCCTGGTGACCATGGCGACGTGGCCGGCGCCGCCCGAGGCCGCCTCGGAGAGGATCAGGTCGCCGGCCTGGAGTCCGCCGTCCGGGTAGAGGCTGTTGTCGTCCCAGTGGACGTCTTCGAAGCCTCTGGAGACGGCGTAGCCGCGGATATTGCCGGTGTACGTGTCCTTGGGGAACATGACGTTGGAGTTCCAGGGCTCTCCGTCGGCGTGGAACGCGTAGTTCCAGGCGGCGGCGACACCGGCGGAGCAGTCCATGTTGGCGTCCGCGGTGAGCCAGCCGAGGTCGGTGGACCGTTCGTACGCCATCCACCGGTCGGGCTGTGAATAGCCGACGCTGTAGTCACCTCCTTGGGGTTTCCCGGGGCCGCAGGTGGCCCAGTACTCCATCTGGGCTGCGGCGGTTGCGGGTGATGCTGACATCTGCCCTCCTGTCTGTTGTGCCCCGTCGGGTCGGGGCGGTTACTTCCAGGGTAACGGACCCGACCTTGTGGTCGCGGTCACTCGAAATCCCGGCAAATCGGGCATCGCACTGGGTGATTGCTACCTCCGGCGGTCCTTTCCGGGGGCGGGGGGGGAGGCGGTGCCAGGGTGTTTTTTTGTTTTCGGTCGCGGATTTTTTTTTGTTTTCATGTGAAGCGTTCGCGCAGGTTTCGGCTTCGTGTTTCGTTTGGTTTTTCTTCGTTTCGTTTTGTTTTGTTTTTGTTTTGTGTTTGTTGCGTGTTCGGGTGCGGCGCGTGTTTGTGTTGTGTCATTGCGTGTCGTGCGGCTGTGCGTGCGAGGGTCTCGGCGGTGGTCTTGGCGTGGTGGCAGGCGCGGGATAGGGGCTGCAGGTTGTCTATTGAATGGTTGTCTCCGGGTGTGATGTGGTCGACGTCTGTGGCGTGCCGGTTGCATCCGGCGGCGTGCCACCTCCCGGTGGGTGTGGTGGTGCCCGTGGCCATCTGGGTGGGGGTGCCCGTGGGGCGTGGGAGTCCGGCGCATTTGTTGTTGTTTCTTTGTAGGACTTGTTGTCTTATTTTGTTCCAGTTGTTCGGGAGTCGTTGTTTGCGTGTGCTGGTGGTCCATGCCATGGGTTCATCCTAGGGGGTGCACGGGGGGGGTGAGTGGTTCCTGTCCGGGTGGGGGGTGTCTGGGTGGTGGGTGTCCGGGTTGTGGATTCCCGGTGTTCGAGTCTTCCCGGGGCGGGTCTTCAGTCCTACCCTGTGTGCTGGGTCATGTGGATATCCCTGTGGGTATCCCTGTGGATCGGTTGTGGATAACCTGTGGATAAGTGGTTGTGCATACCAGTGATCCACTGCGCCCCCCGAGTTGCCCACAGGTGGTTGTGGATGGGGGATGGTTGGGATTGCAACGGTGTCGGGGGTTATCCACATATCCACAGGTGCCTACTATCTACTACCTGTATATCTCTGGTTCGGTGTTATAGCCCCAACGGGGTGCGTGCGCGCGGGTGGGGTGCGCTCCTTCCCCGGGTACAAGGTCCCGGTCCGTGTTGTGCGGTGCGGTGGGGGCATGGAGATGGACGGATCCCCGGCGCCTGTGTCGACGTCGGGGATCCCGGGTTGTCAGCGGCGGTGGAAGCCCGGATGGTTGCCGTGCTTGCGGGCCCAGCGGATGGGGCGCAGCGAGGCGAGGCAGACGGCGGAGATGACTGTCCAGAGGAGGGCGGTGGAGATGTCGAGCTCCCCGGCGGTGAGGCCGGCGCACCAGAGGAGCGCGGCGTGGATGCCGGAGAGGATGCCGGCGGTGAGTGCGGTGGCGTAGAGGGTGCGGGTCATGCGGTCTCCCTTATCGGTTGGTGTCAGTGTTCTTATGGTATCCGTCCCGCCCGGGTGCGCGGAGGCCGTGAGAGCGACGCTGACGGCCTAACGGACACCCCCCTGCACCCGAGTACCGGGTGAGGGGGGTTCGGCCGTCTGCGTGGCTGTCAGTGGCCTTGCGGGGCGGGTTCTGCGAGGACGGCCATGGCGGGCCGGCGGATGAGCTCGGTGTCGCCTGTCGCGCCGTGCCGGTTCTTGGCCACGGACACGACGAGCCGCGACTTGTCGGGCACTCCGTTGCGGACGGGCAAGGACAGGAGGGCGACGGTGTCCGCGTCCTGCTCGATGCTGCCCGACTCGCGGAGGTCGGCGAGCTTCGGGGCGAGGTCGTCCCTCATCTCGGAGGCGCGGGACAGCTGCGACAGGGCGAACACGGGAACGTCGAGCTCGAGGGCCAGTTCTTTCAGCGCCCTCGACTGGTAGGTGACCATCTCCCTGAGTGAGGAGCCGGGCATGCCACGGGACGGGGCAAGGAGCTGCATGTGGTCGATGACGACAGCTCCGAGCTTCCGTTTGTGGTGGAGGGTGCGTGCGAGCGCGGCGACCTGTTCGACGGACATGCCGGCCTTGTCGCTGACGTGGATTGGCAAGGCCGCGATCTGGGCGGCGGCCCGGTTGAGGGTGTCAGTGAGGTCGTGGGGTGTTGGCTCCGCTCGGGTTGTGTACTTGAGTGCGGCGCCCGTGGCCTGGGACAGGAGCCTGGGGAACAGCTCGCGGGCTGGCATTTCCATGGATACGTAGAGGACGTGCCGGCCGTTGTGTGCGGCACAGGCTGCGAGGTACAGGCCGTAGAGAGTCTTGCCGACTGCGGGGCGGGCGCCGATGACGTGGAGTCCGCCGTCGCGGTGCAGGCCGACGATGTCATTGACGCTGGCCCATGGGGTGCGGACGCCGGTCGCTTTCCTGGCCGTGTACCACTGGTCGACGAGGGACGGCATGGAGACGGTGCCGCTGTCGGGGGCGGTGCTGCCGATGTGGGACTGCGTCCAGGACGCCACTTCGGCGGCGGTCGCGTCTCCTCGGAGGAGCTGCCCGGCGCGGGTGAGCACGTCGTGGACGTCCCGTTTGGCGGAGGCTTCCTGGACGAGCAGGGCGTAGTGGTCCGCGTCGGCGGGGTTCACGGACGCGTGGACGCAGTCGAGGATGTCCTCTCCGGTGGCCGGCTTGCGGACTTCGGCGAGGACGGAAGCGGGTGTGGGGGTCCTGCCCATCGCCCAGTGGTCGCGGATGATTCCCCAGAGGACGGCGTATCTGGTGTTGGCGATCATGTCCGGTGTGGTGGACCAGGCGGTGTCGGTTTGCGCTTCGCCGCCTGCGAGGGCGGAGCCGATGAGGCACTGTTCGATGGTGGTGGTTTCCATTCGTGTGCTCCTTTCCCGGTGGGTTCAGTTGTTGGTCGCGTTGTCCCACATCGCTGTGATGCTGGCTATGAGTTCCGGGTCGGCTTCCGCGTTGACGAGGTCCGCGTCGTTGATGCGGGGTTTGCCGAGGAGGTCGTCCGTGTCGGCCGGTTCCCGGGGCTGGTAGTTCTCCCAGTCGTGGTCTTCGAGCCAGCGGCGTGCGGTCCGGATGTACCGGGCGGGTGTTTCACGGCGGCGGCATTGGTCCGCGTAGGCGCGTGCGCCGTCGGTGATTTCCCGGGCTGTGGCGTGCTGTCTGGCTTTCTGCCAGTCCCGGATGGTGGCTTTGGTGCCCGGGTAGGTTTTGTTGAATTCGGCCCGTTCCTGGGCTTCCTGTGCTTTCTGTGCTTGTTTCTTGGCTGCGGCCTTGTCGTGTCTGGCTCGTGCGCGGGCGATGTCGTTTTCGGTGACTCGGTCGGCGACGGGGGTGAGCGGCTTGTAGGTGCGGGGTTGTTCAGTGAGTCGGTCGTGGCTGGTGGTGCCGGCGGCTACGAGGCCGTCGTGGTTGAGGAGAGCGTCGAGGTGGATGGCGTATTCGTTGGTGTTTCCGGCGGTGCGACGGGTTTCGATGATGCCGAGTCCGGCGAGGTGCTTGAGTGCGCGGGCGACTGTGGGGCGCGACTGTCCCGAGCGTTGTTCGATGGCGGCCCATGACGGGTAGATGTGTTCGCAGTTCCACCAGGTGCAGAGTGCGGTGAGGGTGGCGATGTCTCCGCCGGTGAGGTCGTGGCGTTTCCAGTAGGGGCGGATGTTTATGGCGCCGATGACCTGGGTGTTGTAGTACTCCATGCCTCTCTCCGTGTTGTGTTGGTTTTTGTGTTCTGTGGGCCTGTTGGTTGGGGCCCGGGGAGCTTCGTGGCTCGACCCGGGCCCCGGCTGGCCTCTGGGGAACACAACACAAAAACCATGAGGCCAGCTGTTCAACCAACGGGTCAACCGTACCAGGTGTCGGCTGGTTGGTTGCCGCCGGGGCCGCGTCTGTCCGCTGCCGGCGGCGCCGGTGGCGGGCTGTCGTGGTCCCGGCCGGCTGCCGGCAGTGGGGGGTAGGGGGGTGTTTATTCTCTTGGATAAGGTTTGGGTCTCACTTTGATACCCCCCTGTCGTCTCACTTTGATACCCCTGTCGTCTCACTTTGGTACCCCCCACCCACCTCCCTAGACCGTGACCGATATCACCGTGACGTGGGTTGACTGGCGTGTCGACACGCCGTAGATTGGTCCCGTCAACTCAATCAACACCCACCACCCGGGAGGAACCGAATGAACACCACCGCCCAGCTCCCCAGCCGCGCAGGCACCGCCCTGATCACCTGGGTCGCCGCCCTCGGCATCGTCTGGACCCTGGCCTCCGCCTTCGCCCTGGTCACCGGCCGCGTCACGACGACCGTCGTCCTCGGCCTCATCGTCGGCGCGCCGGTCGCCATCCGAGCCACCCGGTCCAGCAACCGCAGGAAGGCCACTCTCCGCCACGCTGCGGCACGAACGGTCCCCGCCCAGTACCAGGCACCGGCCCCCCGCTGAACGCCGCTCAGAAACGCTCCTACGGCCTCAGGAAGGAACACCCCATGTACCTGTCAACCACCGACCAGAACGACACCGCGACCCTCATCGCGAACCAGGTCCGCGAGAACATGACCGGCTACGGCGCCGTCGTCTCCAAGGTCGACCGGCCCGGTTACTGCGCCACCGCGGTCGCGGCCATCGTCAGGAGCGGGAGCACCGCCTGCACCGCGAAGGTCGCCGTCCACCACAACCGGATCGTGTACGTGTCGAAGGCCGCCACCCACATCTCCTACCCGACCGCCCCCGAGGACGCCGGCCGGATCGTCAGAAGCCTCCTGTCCCTCGAGGAGAACTGATGTTCGGCCTCCGCTCGAAGAGGACCCCCTGGTCGATGACCAACGACATTGCCAAGGAAATCGGCAGACGAGGATTCCCCGCCGAAGCTAAGCCGGTCGCCGCGAGGTCCGCGCTGGAGACCGTCCAGAAGCACGCAATCGTGATTCCAGGGCGCGGCGTCGCAGTCGTGAGCAACGACCTCAACATCATTGTTGCTTCATCCAATAAGCCGCTCCCGCAAGCCCCGGTATTCGAATACAAGAATGCTGAAGCCGCCGCGGAAAACATTCTGAGAAACCTGCCACTGCCATGAATATCCCCCAGAACACTGCAATGAGAAACCGATCCGAGGCCGAGAAAGCGGCAGCAGCCCGATACCGGAGGCGCGTCGAACGGGCCGAGATGGCCGACTGGAAACACATCGCCTACACCGACCCGGCCACCGGCCGCACCCGGACGATCAACATCCGCCACAGCTGAAAGCAGAACCAATGCGCCTCTCCGACATCGAAGCACTCCTCCGCTCCCACCTCATCGAAGGGGAGACCATGGTCGAGGAGCCCACCAAGCACAGAGCCTTCGGCGACACCATGTACATCATCGCCACCGCGGGACTGGCCGTGTGGGTGTACGCCATCGAGGCGGAAGGCCTGTACGCCCTCGAGACGGAAGGCGCTCTCGAGGTGTGGCACCCCGGGGCGGACAACGCCGATCGGACGATCAAGGCCGTCCTCGAGCACGCCCGCCGCAACGGCGCCCCGGAGCCCCCGCCGGACCCCGAAGCGGTTTTCGCCGACGCGGTCGCCCACCTGCGACCACTGCTCCGGGAAGGCGAATCCCTGTCGACGGGCAACGAGGACCGCGGCGGAGACCCCGTGCTGGTCATCTCGACCGGCGTCAGCCATTCCGCCATCTCCTGGCGCAACGGCCTCCTCGACTACGTCAGCCCCTACGACCCCGCGTACCACCACTACGCGGACAAGACGAGCGGCATCGAGGAGCTCCTCGACCTCGCGCTCGTCGAGGCCCGCACGGCCTTCGACCCGGAGCACTACTACTTCGGCAACCGCTGAACCGACCGACTGAAAGGAACCGCCAATGTCACCTCTACTCCAGGCCCGCCTGCTCATGCCGCTCCTCGAGGCGATCCGCCGCCACCTCGGCTACGGCGAGTACGCCGCCTTCCGGCGCACCACCCACGGATCCCCGTACATCGAGGCCCGCACCGAGCGCGGCAACGCGGTCGCCGCGCTGGACGAGAACGGCCTGTACACCCTCGACGCGGCCGGCCGCCGCTACGCCTGCGACCCGAACGGCACGAAGGACGCCATCTGCAACGCGATCCGCCGGGCTCTCAACGACGCCCGTGAGGAGTGGGCATGATCGGCCGCTACGCCGGCGTCGCGGACCGGATCGCCATGGCCCGGGTCATCGCCGACGTCTGCCTCCGCGACCATCCCGGACCCGACCACCTCATCGAAGAGCCCATGGTGGAAAGCGAAGCCGCGACCCTGCGCATTTACTGGGGCGACCAAGACCTCATGACCGTCCATGTCGGCCGGGCCGGAGTCACCATGCGCGCCGGCCGATCAACCGTGGACATGCCGTACCAATGCGACGCGCACCCCGCGGACGTGGCCAACCAACTCCTCGGCACAATGATGGAAGGAACACTCCGATGACAGACCGCATCGAGCACGCGAAGATCGTCGCTCAGTCCTCGCTGATCCCCGCCGAATACCGGGGCAAGCCCGCCGACATCGTGTGGGCCATGGACATCGGTGACGCCCTGGGCGTCCCGTACACGCAGGTGATGCAGTCAATGGTCGTGGCCCGCGGCAAGATGACGATGTCCGCGGACCTGATGGGCGCCGTCGTCAGGCGGGCCGGCCACAAGCTGCGTCTCCGCGAGGACGGCGACTCCGTGACTGCGACACTGATCCGCGCCGACGACCCCGACTACGAGTTCACTGTCACCTGGGACAAGAGCAAGGCGCAGGCCGCCGGCCTGTGGGGCAGCCGCGGCCCCTGGCAGCAGTACCCGAGGCAGATGCTCCGCGCCCGCGCCATCACCGAGGTGTGCCGCCAGGGCGCGTCAGACGCCCTCGCAGGCACCGTGTACACGCCCGAGGAGCTGGAGTCCGCGCCGCCGCAGAACGTCCCGCAGAAGCCCGCGCAGCAGCCGTCGGACCGCACGCAGCGGGACATGACCCGCACCATCCTCATGGACTACTGCCACGAGACCGGCCGGGACGCCAACGAGGTGTGGCAGCAGGCGCAGGCGGCCGGCGCGACCATGGACGACCCGGACTCCCTGTCCGCCGTCATCGACAAGTGGGCGGCCGGCATCAACCCGGAACCGCAGGAGGAGCAGTGAAACTTCGGACCGTCACCCCCATCGGCGTGCAACGGCGGATCCTGTCACTCATGTGGATCGGCCACTCCGAGCAGCGGATCGCGGACATGGCCGGCGTGAAACTGAAGTCGATCCGGAAAGGCCGGGCGGGCGAGTACGTGCCCGAAGAGGACAGGCTCCTCATCGCATGCGCCTGGGCCCGCGACCAATGCAACCCGGCCCCCGTGAACTACGCGTCGCAGGTCGCCCACAAGACCGCGGTCGACGCCGGAGCGCACTCCCCACTAGCATGGGACGAGGACGACATCGACAGCTACCACGCGGAACCGCACGACCTGACGAGGGGCCGGGACCGGTCCCCGTGGAACAGAAAGGAACACTCATGAAGATCACCGTCCAGAAAACGATGAACGTGCAGGACCCGACCCGGGCGCACGACACGGACGCCGGCCTGGACCTGCACGTCCCCGAAGGACAGGGCTGCCTGGTGCGCAGAGACGCCGTGTACTTGATCGACCTGGGCGTGCGGGTCGCCATCCCCGACGGCTACTACGGGCAGCTGACCCTCCGGTCCTCCGCCGGGTCGAAAGGCCTGACGATCCCCCATGGTGTGGGAATCATCGACTCCGGGTACCGCGGCGACCTGAAGGTCGCGGTCGCCACCCTGGCCGACCCGGTCCTCGTTCCCGTCGGAGAGCGGATCTGCCAGCTGATCATCCTGCCGCTGCCGCACGTCGACACGGAGATCGGCGTCGTGGACGACAACACGGATCGCGGCGCGGGCGGATTCGGGTCCACCGGCCCCGCCGCCGTGGTCCGCGACTACGGCGGCGGGGAGGCCGTCAACAACCTCACCGTCGGGCGGCTCATGCGGCAGCTGCAGGACACGGCCTCCCGGTACGGCAGCGACACGCCCGTCGCCGTTATCGCCGACGGAGGTATCGGCTACGAGCGGGGAGACTCCCTGTCCGTTATCAACGTCATCAAGACCGGCCGTCGTGGCGTCTGGGACCAGTACCAGGCGGCCGGCAACGGCACTCCCATGGCGGTGATCTCATGAACAACAAGGAGGAGAAGATGGACGCCACACCCCACCTCACTGTCGACGCCCTCATGCGCGAACTGCGGAAGATCGCTTCCCGGTACGGGGACATTCCCATCGTCACCGTCACCGCGGCGGACGCCGACTACGAGCAAACGACCGTCCCGTTCGTCTTGCGCGCCGAGCGGGAGCCCGTACCCGACGACTGGGACCTGTTCCACGTCTCCCCCGACGGCGAAGCCGTGGTGGTGATCTCATGAACGACAACGTCAATCACCCCGCCCACTACACGCGGTGGCCCGTCGAAGTCATCGACCTGACTGAGAGGAAGACCTTCCTGATCGGCAACATCCTGAAGTACGCGCTCCGCGCCGGCGCCAAGGCCGGCAGCTCGTACGAGGAGGACATGGCGAAAGCCCGCTGGTACGCGCGCAGGTACATCGACAACATCGCCGCCTGCGGCCCCGGGCCGGGCGCCGGCCTCGACGCCCTGCAGAAGCACTTCGCCGACACGGGGGCCTACCTCGCCGCCCGGCAAGAGGACACCACCGAGATGCGCGAATACCTGCAGGACCAGCTGGACGCCGTCTACAACCAAGTCGAAGAGGAGCTGCTCGAAGCATGGGACGCAACCTGAAATCCGCGAAAGCCGCCGGCACCCGGTTCGAACGGCTCATCGCGGACCACCTCGACGACCGGCTGTACGGCCTCCACGTCGACCGGCAAGTCAAGACCGGGGCGCACGACTCCGGAGACATCGCCGGAGTCCACCTCGCCGGCAAACGCATCGCCATCGAATGCAAGAACACCACCCGGATGGACCTGCCGAAGTGGACGCGGGAAGCACACGCCGAAACCGGCAACATCGGAGGCGCCGCCGGCGTTGTCATCCACAAAAGACACGGCAACGGCAAACCCGAAGACCAGTGGGTGACCATGACCGTCACCGACTTCGTCACCATCATCAACCTGTTCAACGGAAGGAACACCAATGGCCGCTGAGATCACCGTCACGGGGACGCTCACCAGAGACCCGGAGCTCAGGTACGCGCAGACCGGCACTCCCATGCTGAAGCTCGCCCTGGCCGCCACCAGACGAACCCAGAACCGGAACACGAAGCAATGGGAAGACGACGGCGACCCGCTGTACATCGACGTCACGTTCTTCGGCGACCGGGAGAACTACCTCGGCGACATTCTCCGCAAGGGCGACCAGGTGTCCGTGACCGGCGCGCTCGTCCGCCGCAACTGGGAGTCCGGCAGCAAGTCCGGCGTCTCCCTGGAGGTCCGGTTCCCGAAGCTGCTCGGCTACATCAAGAAGTCCGACAAGGCCGGCGGCGCGCAGGCGCTCGCACCGACCACGTCCAACACGTTCACCTCCCCGTTCTGACGGGCACTACGGGTGGGGGGAAACCGCCGGGAGTACCCCCACCCGCCTCACTACACGTAGACCCTCATAAAACGAAAGGCATAAACCAATGGCTTCATTCGAGATCATGATCGCATCCCAGCCGTCCTGCCAGCAGTGCCGCTCCTCGAAGCGGTACCTGACCAAGAACAACACGCCGTACCTGGAAACGAAGTACAAGAACGACGACACCGCGCAGGCGATCGCCGGCGCCAACAACTACACGGCCGCCCCCGTCTGCTACGTGGTCGACAAGCGCACCGGTGACACGGTCGCCCATTGGGCCGGGTTCAACATGTTCAAGCTCCGCCAATGGGTGAACAACTACAAGGAAGAGGCCAGCAAGTGACACCCCTGGACGAAGCAATCCTCGAAAACGACGCTTTGCCGCAGCACCAGCGGCGCACCAACCAAGCCATCGCCGACGAGTTCGGCACCTCCGAGGCCGCCGTCAGACGGCACAGGAAAGCCCTGAAACGTCGCAGCGAGATGAGCCGCGGCGGCGTGGACGCCTACTTCGGCGTGCCCGTCGAAGCCATCACAGCCCGCGGGAAGACAGTGCGACTGGCCGACGGGTCCTACGAGAAAATCACGTACAAGCCGGGCGTTATCGAGCGCGGCGAGGTGCAGGCGAAGCGGTTCGAGGACCTGGCTCCGATCTTCGCGGAGCCCGTCCCGCCGGCCCCCGACGTGAAGTCCCAGTCGACGGTCGTGGTCGTGGTGTCCGACCTGCAGATCGGGAAGACCGACCAGGGAGGCGGCACCGAGGAAACCGTCCGTCGGGTCCGCGCCGCCGGCGCCCGAATCGCCGCCCACGCGGCCGGCCGGTACCGGAGGGTCATCCTCGTGGACTGCGGCGACTCCACCGAAGGGTTCAACAACACGGTCGCCCAGGCGCAGACCAACGACATGCCGCTCACCTACCAGATCAGGACGGCGCAGGCGCTGCTCGCCGACACGCTCCGGGCTCTGGTACCAGCCGCCCCTGAGGTCACCTACGTGGCGGTCCCGTCGAACCACTGCCAGGTCCGCACAGGGATCGGGCGCAGCAACAGGGCGTCGTTCCCCGGGGACGACTACGGGCTACTGATCGCCGACAACATCCAGCAGATCATCGCCGGCCGCCCCGGCTACGAGCACGTCCGGTTCGAGAAGCCAGAGCAGCGGCTGGAGTCACTGACCGTGCGCGCCGCCGACGGGACAGTCATGGGCGTCACCCACGGGCACGCTGCCGGGGCGAAGAACCGGGTCGCAGATTGGTTCCGGGGGCAGGCGTTCGGCTGTGTCGCCGGGATGCAGGATGCCCGCGTGTTGCTTCATGGTCACTGGCACTCCTTCTCAGTGCAGACCGTCGGGGACAGCCGGCAAATCATCTGCGCTCCGACCGTCGACCCGGGGTCCAGCTGGTTCCAGAACGCTTCCGGTGACTCGTCCGCGCCGTCCTTGCTGACGTTCGAACTGGGGGGAGGCACCTCGTCCGGTTGGCGCCTCTGGTCCTGACATCCATGACGGCCGAGTGTCGTTAATCGTCTGACGGGTTGCCGCTTTCTCGGCATGTGGCCCCGCGACGTCCCACAGGCCGACCCTTCCCCCTCCGCCGTCTCGGCACTCGGGGTGGGATCCCCTGTCTTTTCAACACCACCCCATCCTATGGCTGAAGTCACACCCAGGGCGGGTTGACAGCCAGTCCGCTCAATGGGAACGTCGCCCGCGTCCGATCAGTCAACCAACCAGAAAGGAAACGGACATGACCGCCAACACCACCCACCCCATGCAGAGCGCCCAGCTGGACGCCGCCCACCGCACCGACGCGGCCGGCAACAACCTCACCCGGTGGACCCTCACCCTCGGCGACCAGAAGGTCTTCCAGGACGTCGACCAGTGGGGCCTTCCCTACGACGGCTCCCCCAACAGCGACCTCTACGACGACCTCTGTGACTGGCTGACCGTCATGGGCCGCCTCGACACGGACGCCCTCAACACCCTCTGACCACCCAAAGGCTCCGGGGGGTGGATGCCCCCCGGAGCCACCAAAGGAGCCCCCCCATGAACGCCGCAACCATCGCCCGCATCGCCGCCTGGAAGGTCATCGCCGACGCCGAGCTTCCCGCCGGCACCAAGGTCACCGTCAAGGACGGCTGGGTCAGCCTCCGCCCCCGCGGCGGGCAGCCGACCCGCACCCCCTACGGACCCGAGAGCACCCTTGAGAGCCTCTACGACGCCCTCAAGAGCGCCGCCCGGGCAATCACCCAGGACCCCCACTGACAGGCCGCCAGAAGGCCTCCTACGACCTCAGAAAAGGAACACCGAATGATGTACCCCCACCAGCCGACCAAGCCCACCCCCATCGAGAACATCTCCGTCGGGTCGCTCATCATCCGAGAAGGAGCCACCTGGAGGGTCGAAGCCAACAGCCCGACCCCCGGCCGGCCCGCCTACCGGACCCTCACCCTCCGCGGCGGCCAAGCAGGCGCCCAGAAAGGCTCCTACACCACCGCACCCGCCGGCTCCATCGTCATCGTCCGCACCGCCTGAAAGGAACCGAAATGCGTCACGCAGCCCCCACCGCCGGCATCGACCGTAAGCTCAACCGGGCCGGCCAACTCATCTTCGCCGGCATCGCCTACGCCATCGCCGGGCTCGCCACCGGCCTCATCACTCTCGGATCCGCCCTCGCCATCTGGGGTCTCTGGCAGTGGCTGGGGGTGAACTGACATGACCCCCGCAGGAGTCATCTCAGAGGCCCTCACCATCCTCGACGCGTGCGGCCTCGATCGGACCGAGCTGAAGGTAGCGGCCGGCCCCCGCGAAGCTGTCATCCGCAGAGGCCGACGCCCGTCAGGAACCAGGGTGACCCTCACCAGGCGCGGCATCACCTGGTATGTGACCGGCGGGGGCGTCCACTGGAAAGGAACCGGCCGGCATGCTGCCGCCACACAGGTCGCCCACATCCTCGAAACCGGCTGGAGGTGACGGCGGCGCCGGCGGCCGCGCCTGCGGGGCGATCATCCGGATCAGCGAAACCCCCCACTGGATCAACGCGGCCGCATACTCCTCCAACTTGAACACCTGCACCCTGAGGCGGTGCGCGTCCTTCTCCGCAAGGTCGCGCTCCGCCTCAGCTGCATCCCTGGACCGCTCCAACATCTCCACCCGCTTATTCAGAGAGTCAGCCATCCGCTCCAAAGCCTCAACCCGCCGGTCGGATGTCCTCTCCGACCTCGCGAACAACCAACCCACCCACGACGCCACAGCGGCGACGGCGGCGCCGAACAGCTCGGCTGGGAACGGAGGGAGGTCAAGGTCATGCATGAGGCCAGTATGAGCCTCCAGCAGAGCGACGACACTCACGCCAACGGGGCGTACATCATCGGCATGACCCGCTTCCCGCCGCCGCCTGCGGGGATGTTCGCGATCACTGTCTTGTTCGGCCACACCTCAACGGTCGCCCCGTCCGACGTCCCGTCAGTCTTCAGGAGCGGGTAGCAGGTGCGCTGCGGTTTCGCATCGCCCAGAACCGCGGCCGGGATAGTCGCGACACGCTTCTGCCCAACAGACGGCAGAGTCACCGTCCCCCACTCCGACCGAGGCCCCACACAAAGGGCGCGACCGGCCAGGGCCGCGATGAACGTGTCTCCGGGGGTCATGTCGCCGGAGAACGACGTCCACTCAGGGGCAGGCGTCGGCGCGGGAGAACCACCACCCGACCCGGCCGGCCGACGTCCGTTCACCGCGTCAACCACCTGCAGCCATGCGGCGGCAGACTTCGGGCCGGCGTCCGGACGGACATCAAAGTCGCCGTACTGGCCAATGTTCCACAGGCCGACACCGTTCAGCCCAGACGTGAACGCCACTTGCGCGAACGCGGCCAGCTTCGCGGCTTTCGCATCGTCCATCTTGTCGTTAAAGCCGACCTCCTCCAAGATGAACGGCTTCCCCGCCTGCGTCGCGATCCGAGCGAGATTCCGGAACGCATCGCCAGTCGGGTTGTCGTACCCGTGGGTAGTGAACACGTCCACCTCGGGGAGGCGCGCCACCTGGTCGAACAGGTCGCCGTGCGCGTCCCGTCCACGACCGTCATCCCCCAGGTGAATGAACCCGCCGGCCGCGACAGGGCCGTCGTAGCCGAGACGGCGCACAGCCTCCACCTGCTGCAGCAGCGACCACACGTACTGGTCCGCCGACCCGGCCTGCTGCGCAGGGTTGTCGTTGCCCCACAGGACCATCGGCTCGCCGGCCAGGGCAACGCAATCCATTGTCGGGTAGTCCTGGTAGGGGATGCCCGTGTCAGGGAAGTTCCGCCACAGGACCTCACGGAAGTAAGGACACCAGTCCTGCCACCCCAGGAAGTAGGGGTTCACTTTCTCCTTGATGAACAGGTTCCGCACATAGGACAAGTCCAGCCAGAACCGGACGTTTGCATCACGAGCCCACCGCACCTTCGAGTCCAGCTCGCCGAGCTTGTCGCCGCCGTTGCGCAGCGCCTGCGCGGTGCTGTCACCAAACAGGTCTGTGATCCGCATGTGAGTGACACCCAACTGGCGGGCGCGCTGCGCCCATAGTCTCCCGTCCGGCGCCCCGTTCGCAGACGCGATCACGCACCCTCGCAGCGCCTCGGCGCGCCGCTTCCTCTCCGCTGTCGGCCCCATAGTGGCCATAAGAAACGCTCCTTTGTGGGGTAGTAGTTACCTGCCGCACCCATGATCTCACGGGCACGGCAGGTAACGGGACGACTGTCAGCGGGCGGCGCCGAGACTGATAACCCGGAACCGGGTACCCGGGTACACGCCGCCGTCGTAGTGCCAGAACGGGTCAGTCCCGTACGACCCACACGTCGAGTACGCGGCCGTGTGCGTGCCAGCGGCCACCTCTTGCTTCCACGACAGGTGGTGGGTCATGAACGTCCGGTTGTACTGAATCTCCGTCTGCCACAGGCCCGCATTGTCCAGGATGAACCCGAAGTAGTAGCTTCCGTTCGCCTTGTCCTTGTCGGCCTCCGACGCGAAATCGGAGTGGACGATACTGACGCACACGTCCAGGCTGAACTCCAACAGCGAGCGGATCGGAAGGTTGAAACCGGTCTCCGCCCACCTGCGCGTCGTATGGTCGGACGTCGGCCGGCCGCGCCCATTGGACGCGTCAGTCTTGTCGACCAGCACATCGCAGAACCCGGCCACCGGCTGCAGCACGTACTGGTTGCCCGACCTGGTCCCGTCCGCCGAGTACAGGACGCCGGCGATCAGGAACATGGCCGGGTGCGCGGCGGACACGACACCGGCCGGCGCCTGCGACAGGCGGGCCTGCGCCTCCGCCTGCGACGCGCACCGGATGAACGTGCCAACCGAGTCGGCGTAGTCGCCCCACGCGGACAGGATCGGATCGGATGCGGTGGGGACCTTCGCCCCATCCCAACGCGTAGTACTCATAGTCTCATCCTACTCAGTTCGTGACGTACATGGCTGACAGGCGGAAGCGCCTGAAGATCAAGTTCCCCAAAGCGCCGTCGTCCGCGCCAGGAGACTTGATCGCGAACCTCCAGGCCAGCTTGCTCGACGTTCGCAGCTGCATCATCCCCGCGCAGGACACGGCTATCCCTGTCGCCCCCGGCTCCGCCACGGCAGTGCCACCAACCGCCAGGTTCCAGTTGTACGACGGGGACAGCTGCAACGACGCGGTCACCCACTTGGACGCGTACGTGTTGTCGACATACGCTGTCGCCGCGACCCAATACAGGCCGTTGTAGTAGGTGGATGGGATGCCCTGATCGTCCGTCCACCAATCCTGAGCGTCGATCTGCAGCCACGTCCTGGGATTGTTCAACTTCCCCGGCCACCACTGCCAGTTGTCGCCTTTCCACGACAAGTGACGGACCTGGTCGGAAGTGCCGATGAAGTGCGGCGGCATAACCAGTGTGCGCAAGGGCTTCTGGTACTCGAGCGAATCCGTCTGAGACGCGTACAGGCCTCCGACAGCCATCGTCAGCCGGTTCGACCGGTTCGCGCCCACGTCCACACGCCGGAGAGTCAAAGAGCCGTTACTCATGTTCACGGCCGTGGTGTCGAACCCCCGCCGGTACGACAGCTTCATGTTCTCGATGTACATGTTCGTCGGGGAGTACAAAGGGAAGATCCGGAGGAAGTACTCGCGGGTCCCGGTCCGCTCCGCCGGCCACTGGCCGAGCCAGATGTGCTGGTAGCCGTGGATCGACCTGTCCCTGGCCATGAACTTCCCGTCGCGCAGCAAGTTGAACTGCAGCTCAGTGTTCCCGTCCCTGCGATTAACTTCGTCCCAGTGGTACGCCTTGAATGAAAGCACCGGGTCGAACACGTTACCGTCCGGAAGGGTGAAGTTGATCTCCCAGCAAGCGCCGTACGAGAAATCCAAGTCCGACTTGAACCTCCCGTGCACCTCCCGCGGCTTGGCGGATTCAATCGTGCACTTGCCATCACTGTCGGTGCTGTACTGGTCCACCCACGTCGCCGACAGGTCTATCCACTGGTCGATGTATTCGGCCGTGTCCCCGTCGGACGCGTTCCACCGGGGATTCTTCTTGTTGACCGCCTCGGCGGACTCCAGGAACGTGGACAGCGACGCCCCGATGATCTGCGACCCCCATATCTTGTTGCCCTTCAGCTCGCCGACCACTGCCGAGCCGGTAATGGTCGCCTTGCCCGCGGTCAGCATGTCCGTGGTCACGGACGCGAACGCGGCGAGCTTCGCCCACAGCTCCTTGGAGGCGTAGACCGCATCCGACGTGACACTGCCCGGTGCGAGCTTCGTAGCACCCACAGCCTCCGTCAACGACACAAAAGCAACCTCGGCGCGGCAGCCCGCCGTAGCCGACAGTTGGAACATGGTCGACGCGGCGCCGGCGTCCGGCGTCCACGACCACTCCTCAGTCCGCCAGCCGTAATCGTTGGCCTTGTACACGGGCCGGCAGATTTCCTTCGCCGCGGCAGTCGCCACAAGCGCGCCGGCGTTGCCGGAGTTGTACCGGTACGTCATCCGGAACACCCAACGCTTCCCCGCGGGGAACGTGATCTTCTGCGTCGCCTGCGCCCACACCTTCGCACCGGCCGGGTTGACGAACCGGACGCCGGTCGTCAACCCGCCCGGGGCGCCGGACACGGCGGCCGCCAACGTCACCGCGTTCACGTCCGACACCGTCCACACCGACGACGGCGAAGACGCGAACAGCGGCTCCCGCATCATGTTCTCCGGGTCCACCGACACGGAATGCGCAGCCACCGCCCCCAGGAACGCAGAATCAGACGTGATCACATCGATCACAGCCTGCGGCATCTTCGCCCCGCCGGTCACCAGCAGCTTCGACACCGACAACCCGCCGATCTTCGCGTCAGTGATAGACGCGTCGGCGATCTGCGCGGACCCGATCGCAGCATCACCGATCTGCGCCGAGCCGATCGCCTTGTCGCCGATGAAGTTCGTGCCCGCCTGGCTGAGCCGCCACACGGTGCCGTTCCACGTGAACGCCTGGCCGAGCTTCCCGTCAGCGCCCTGCACCCACCACAGCGACCCGGCGACCTTGCCTCGGCCGTCATCCGGCAGCGGGGCACGGGCGCCGATCGTCACCTTCCCGTCCAAGGAGGACATTTTCGCGGTCGCCTGGTCGGCGGCGTTGCGAGCCCCCAAAGCGTCCGCTGCCGCCTTGTCGGCCTTCTCAGCCGCCCCCTGCGCGGCGGCGGCAGCACCATCAGCCTTCTGCTTCGCAGCCAGAATGTCAGCCGCGGACGCGTCCTGCTTCGCTTTCAGCGCCGAGTAGTCGGCTTGCGCCTTCTGAGCGTCGGCCTGGGCCGCCTTCGCGGTGGCTTGCGCCCCGTCCGCGGCCGCCTTCACCGCCGACGCGTTAGCATCAGCTTTCTTCGCCGCCGTGTCAGCGTCCGCGGCTTTCTGCGTCGCGGTCTGCGCGGCGTCCGCGGCGTCCCGCGCTTTCGCGTTCGCCTGACCGGCGAGAGTCTGCGCGGCCTGCGCCAGAGACTTCGCCTCCTCAGCGAGAGCCACAGCCCTCGCGTTATCGCCGGAGTTCTTGATCGCATCCTCAGCACGCTTCGCTGTTTCGGCGGCTTGCTGAGCGGTGGCCTTCGCGGCGTCCGCCGCCGAGGACGCGTCCTTCGCGGCCTTGTCCGCGGCGGTGATACGCCCGTCCAGACCATTCACGCTGTCCTGCACGGCGCCTACGCTCGCGGCGGCGGCCTCGGCTTTCGCTCGCGCCGTTGTCGCGTCACGGGCAGCAGCAGCCGCATCCTTCGCCGCAGCGTCCGCGCGTTCCTTCACCTCTGCGGCGGCTTTCTTCGCGTCGACGGCGTTGTCCATCGCCTCCGCGATCTCCCGGCCGGCCGGCCCCAGCCGCTCAACCTGGGTGCGCTCGTCACCGGGCTCGTCCTGCCCGTCAGTGATCGCCAGCAACGTCCCGTCCGGGTGCAGACGGACGGTAACCATGGCCCCTTGCCACGTGTACAGGCCGGGCGTCTCGCCGGCCACGTACGTCTCGGGCTTGTCATACGGCATGCCGACGCGCACCCATCCGACGGGCAGCGTGGGGTCGGTTTTCGACGTGTCAACAACGCGGCCCTTCACCCAGCGGATCGTCGCGTCGCGCCTCTGAGACGCCTGGCTGCCCTCACGGAGCGCCAGGTACAGGCTGCTATCACTCATGCGGTCTCCTCCTTCACAGGTGGCGGCGAGCCTCCCGTCCGATCACCGTCATCGTGCGAGACACGTCAGACAGCGAGCACGAGTAGCTCGTGACAATGATAGCAATCCACTCGCCCTCCCGGATTTCGAAGGCGAGGAGGTCGCCGATCTCGATGCGAGGGTCGAACGCCATCTCCACTTTCCAGGACGGCAGCCGGTCGCGGGCATGGAACGCGTCGTTGTTGGCCTGTTCCACCATCTTCGACCACGACTTATCAGACGACAAGTCCGTGACCTTCGTTACCCGACCGTAGTGCTTCGGGTCGTACGGGGCGCCGAAGTACTGCATCCCGATATGGAAGTCGTACGTGTAGTTCGACTTCCACCCGGTCGTCTTCCCCTTGTCGTCGACCTCGCGCTCCCAACCCGGCCACAGGTTGTGCCGCCACTGCCAAGCCGTGTTCTTCGCGTTCTGGTACAGCTCGTCCTTCTGCCCCCACGCGGACGTCGTGGGCTTACTCTCCCACAGCAGGTTCAGGGCCTCGTCGACCTCAGTGTCATGGTCGGACCGTTTGATCGCGTCCGCCCACGACTTGTTCCCGGACAGGGAGTACGACTTCGTGCCGTCCCCCTTCGCGTTGATCTCGATCATGTTCGGCAGCCGGCCCGACGGGTCTTCCGTCCGCTGGGCGTCCACGAGCAGCCCGGACGCCAGCGGATACGTCTCATCCGGGGCCTGCCAGTTCTCCCGCCGCGCGTACGCCTCGATCTTCCCGCCGTAACCCATGCGCACGTCAGCGCCGCACGAGTCAGCCAGCATGATCACTGACGCCAGCCGGTTCGGCGGCATCTGCAAGGACGCCATCGGCGCGACGTTCCGCACCTTCGGGTCGACCCAAATGTACGTGTGCTCCGGGACCGGGTTCAGTCGGCGCATCTCCGACAGCAGAGTCCCCCCCAACCAGGGCGAGTGCGGAAACGGCAGCGGGTTCTCCTCCAAGTCCAACAACATGTCCTTGGCCTGCACGGTCGCCTCCTCCGGGTTCGCCGGGGAGTCCGTGATCCGGAAATGCCCGAACGGGATATCCCACCCGTCGCCCTCGCGGGGACGCACCTCCAGAACGGGGCACAGCTCCTGCCCGTAGTTCGCCAACGGATCCGTCGGGTCCTTCGCCGCCAGCTGACGGGGCGCGTTCAACGTCAGCCGCGCCGGCGCGGTCGGGTTCGAGTCCGCCTTCGTGCCGAGCTTCCCCCAGTCCAGTTGCACGTTGTACGCGGGCAGGTCCCGCCACTCGATCTTCCCGCCGTAGCGGACGTCCACGCGGACGCGCCACCGGGCCGGCCGGGCCATATCGAACAAGGAAGGGCCGGGCCTCATGACGGCATCCCCGCCACAAAGCGGCACACGTCGTCGTACGTGCGCGAGGTGATGTCCGGAATGTCCGACAAAGACAGGTCCGCAACGCCGACCTCGGCGAACTCGACTGTCGGCAGCGGGTCGCCGTCGAGCAGCAAGCACGGGGCGATCCAGTCCGCGCCAGCCCGGATCACGGTTATCGCTTTCATGAGTACCCACCTGTTCGCGTCGGGGTTCCCGTACGTCTGCTTGTCCGGATGGTCGAAGCTGCGTTTCGTCGACTTGGCTCCGAGGCCGTCCGACCGCCACAGACCAAGCGACACGTTCGACAGGTCAGGGTCACTGCCGATGCGTCGCACATAGGCGGACACTTCTACGGTGTGGCCGACCGGCACCTGCCGGAAGCTGGACACGCCTGCCGTTGGAGTGACAGTACGAACGCCGCCACCGCGGGTCGGCCGACCATGCGGCGACCAATTCTCCGAGATGTCACCGCCGAGCAGCTTGTCGTCCTCCGGATGCGTGGCGCCGCCCCACAGGTAGGTGATGCTCCGTTTCACGTCGCCGGAGGCAAGCTTCGCCTCCCAGTCCAGCCATTCACCCCAGGTGACGCACGGCGCCCACGAACCCATCCGAGTGCCGTACATGCCGAGCCACTGCTCCGTGTGGCGGACCATCTCCGCGGGTCGTTCCGTCACGGACAGCTCCCACTGGACGGTGCCGGCCAGACGCGATTCAGTCTGTTGCGCGGTCGCTTTCTGCACGGCCACAACCCGGATCGGGCGGATCGTGCACGACGGAATCCGGCAGGCGTCGCCATCGTGAGCGACCACGAGGTAGCCGGGGCGCTGCGTGAGCGCGCGGAGCGTCTCGTAATCGGCGCGACCCTTCGTCCGGTAGGTGATCGTGTACGACAGCGGCTCCGCGGACTGCCCCCACCTGTCAAGGGTCCCGGCTGACGTGGACAAGGTCGTCAGGCCGGCGGAGAACGACTCCTCATTCGCCTCAACGATGCGCCCTTTGACGGCGACGTGGCCGGTCTCGTCGGAGATGATGTCCGCCCCGATGGACGTGCGCACCGCGGTCGTGTTCGACGCGCCGACCTGCGTGTACGTGGTCTCCTCGCCGATCGGCGCCAGCGGGTCGCTGATGCACTCGGAGTCAGTGGGATGCCAGATGAGCACCCGGTTGCCGTCCGACTTCACGTACACAGGCAGCGCGGCCGCCCCTTCGGGGGACGGGTTCGGCTGCAGAGACAGCATTCCCGTGTGCCGGGCCGTGAAAGCTTTCATCGTTGCCATGCGGTCATCTTCCCATCATCCTGTTAGCGGTGACGATGCGCCCGTCTGCGACGGACTTCATCCTAGTGGTCAGGGTGGTCTGCCCGTCCACGGTCAGCTCCAGGTTCATCCCGTCCATGGCTTTGCGGAGCTGCTTCACGGACACGCCGCCCCCACCGGCGATGGACGGCGAGGACGCCGACAGGGCGCCCCCGTCAGCGAAGCGCCTCGCCTCCATGTAGTTGCGTATGTCGCCGTCGCGGATCATCTTCCGCAGGCGGTACACGGCATCCTGACCGCCGGCCGCGGCAACTTCCGCGGCGGTGAGGACGTGCTCCCCGTTGGACAGCCAGGCCGGAATCCAGTCGTCGCGTCCACCGCCGGGGCCGTGCACAGCGCCGGCGTTCGCGTACCCCTTGATCGGGGTGATGGGGCCGCCGTCCGCCCGCAACCAAGAGCCTTTCGGCCAGTGATCGCCGATCCAATGTCCGACACTCGTGAAAATCTGCTTGATCCGGGTGGTTATCGAGATCTCCTTGTCGTGGAGCTGGTCGATGTTGTACTTAACAGTGCGCACCTTCCCGGACGCCTGGTCGTTACCCGAGATCGTCACCGTCCCGGTGGTGTTGTCGATCTCAGTGTGGACGGAGTCCTTCTCCCACCGGGCCCCGGTAGCGTCACCCAGAATGGACACCGTGCCATCTGAGTTGTCGATCGTCTGCACAGTCTCCTGCAGGCCGGCCAGTCCCTGATCATTGTCAGCGTCGATTTCGACCACGCCAGTCGTGCCGTTAATAGAGTCGGCCGTCACGGTCAGCGTGTAGTCGGCTTTCGCGGCGTCACCGGAAATACTGATGGTCCCAGTCATGCCGTCGATCTCGGCCGTCGCGCCATTAGCGGCCTCGGTCGCCTGCGACGTGTCAGCTGTAACCTCGGTATTGATCTTCTCGGGGATCAGCCCGTACTTATCGGCGAGCTCGACCGCCTCGTCCTCCGTGAGCCCCATGGACTCCGCCGCCGCAATGAACGCGTCCCGACCGGTCTGCATTTTGGACTGCAGCTCATCCTGGCCGGCACCAGCGGCCTGCGCGGCCTGGACCTGCGCGAACGTGGCAGACGCCAAGTCGTTCAGGGCGGACTGATTCTTCCGGCCGCTCTCCGTAGTGATATCCAGTGTGGCACCGTTTTCTTTGACGGCGTCATTGACGTTCTTCAGCGCTTCCTGGAACTTGATATCCGCGTTCGAGTTCGCGATGACGGTATCGCCGTACGTTTTGATTCCCTTGATGACCTCCTCGATGGACGGCACGATCTGGTCGGTGCCCTCCTTCGCTTTGCGGATGGCGGCGTCCAGCTGGGACGTGCCCCCGGCCGCCTGCTGGGCGTTCGGGTCGATCTGCCCCAGCGCAATAGCGAGACGCGTGTTGTCGTCCGCTGTCAGCCCCATCTGCTTGGCGACCTCATTAAGGTGCGCCTTGAAATCGGGCATGGAGTTGATCAAGTCGATCATCGACTTGTTCGTGCCATTCGTCATCTCGGACGACAACTTCTTGAACTGGGCTACGGCGTCGTCCGTGGACATGCCGGACAGCGCCTTCCCCGTCGTCTCAAGGGCGTCC